TCCGTGTGGGTCAGTTCGTCTAGGGTGAAATGTTCACTTAGTTGCATTTTTAGACCTTATCTCAGCTATTTTTTCAAGCCCTCTTGACCCAAAATAGAAACCGAAGGCTAGTTGGCCCCATTGACCTAAGAGCATTGTGTAGTTGTCGTTTGTATTAATTCCAAACGCTGACATAACTGCAAATATTATGTAAGCAAAAAACAACGCTATTAAACTTAAAGGTCTGATGTTTTTAGATAACCAAGAGTCACTACCCATATCCGCTTGTTGGCGTTTAGTAAGTTCTTGTGCCTCAATATTGTCAGCGTTTAATTCAGCTAACCTGCCTTCTTGTTGCATCTGTAAGAGTTCTTTTTGAGCCTTTGCTTTGGCTTCAGGGTCAGGGATAAACTTGTCCAAGACCTTCATCCCAACATCGACTAGTGCCATTAGCGGAATCATTTTTTACTCCCCCATACAATAAAATAAGCAATCCAACCTGCCGCTAAAAAGCACCAAAACTGCACCCATCTTACTTTTGATAGTTCGGCATCAAAGTAGTCCTTGTCTGCCTTCTCTATCTTTTCAATTTCGGTCTTTATCTGAATGACCTTATCCCACTCTTTAGTACCGAACTTCTTTATAAACTCCACCCTTAGTTTGTACTCCTCATCCGTAATTTGTTTACGGTGTCGGTACTCCTCAAGGGCTTTAAATATTGCCCGTTCCTTCTTAAACTCTGCTTCTCTGCGCTCACGGATTCTTGCGTTTGTTTGCGCTTTTGCTACATCTACCGCTTCCTTCTGTACTTCTTCAATGTTCTTGCCAATCTCACGACCAGCTTCACGACCAGTCTTTATACCCTCGCTAATGCCCTTTGCACCTGCTGACAACCCGAGATCATCTGACACATTGATTAACTCTTACTGAACCAATGTGCAATAAACCCTACGAGTGAACTAATAACAGATACAACCCCCAAGCCGACCCAAAGACCGCCCCTAGAGCGATTAGCCATTGCAACAAGTTCATCAATACTGGCTTCCATCTTGTCGATCTTTTTAGACATTTCATCGAACTTGGCCTCGTAGTTCTCTACCTTCTGCCAAAGGACACCGTACTTTACGGGATCAATCTCAAACGCCATATCCATGTCTTAAAGCAAAGTCGCTATAAACGCATCTGCTTGTGTCATCAAATTCCCATCGGCATCTTGTAGTTCTGCACCAGCTAAGACTTCTTTTTTAAAATTAATCATTGTGTTACCTCGTCTGCTGGTAATGGTGTGTTGCCTTCTGCAAGCCATTTTAAATAAGCTTGGTAGGCTGGGTTGTCAGGGTTAAAGGGAATAATGCCGTGCCACGCACCGTCAATGTACATAACTTGGTCTAATTTATTTTTAACTAATTTGTATTGCATCATAGCTCCGCATTAAAAGTTACTCTTAAAGAGGTGTCATTGTTAGCACGAAGTGTAGAAGCCTGTCCTGAAGTTCCACCACTTCCAGAATTAAATCCAAGTTGAACAGTTTTATTCCCCAGTTGGTCAGCACTTAGGGTTTGTCCAACAGTACCACCTCCACCTAAAGTAACCCAAGTTCCTGTTTTTGATATATTTGGTGGTATTCTCATAGTTACTGGGTAAGAAAAATATCCTACGCCATCAGCGGTGGTATACCATGCAACGGTATTAATAGATTGATACGCTGTATCCCCACCAAGTTGATAATAATAACGATAGCAAAGATTTAACTCAGTTCCATAAGGTCTGTAATCAAAGCTAGTAGCTGTAGAGCCTACCTCTAATTGCACATTGCCACAAGTGCCTGTGTTGAACTCAATGTTAGTGTCTGTTCCCGCAGTAATTGTTCCTGTTATTCCGCTTGCACCAAAGCTACCAGCACCAATCTTGCCTTGTGCTGTGCCTGTCCACGATAAGACATAAGTACCGCCTTCGGGTAAGTTGGCACCTTCAATGACTTGAATAATAGTACCAGCCGTTATGGTAATTGTGGTATTAACACCAGCAGAGGCTTGTGTAAAGGTATATGTGCCACCGCTTGCACCGCCTTTCCATCTGTCGTGTCCGTAAGAACCTGACGATAAAGAAGTTCCTGAAACATAGCCACGCTGATTGATAGTAAACCCGCCATCAATGATTCTGTTCTTGAACCCAAAAGTGCTGTCAGAATTAAATTGGTCGGCTTGGGTTATTCCGTTTGTGCCGTCTAAGGTTATAGGCATTATGCGACTCCTAACTGTTTTAATTCATCTAGCGTAGTTGCTTGGTCAGCTAGTTGGGTAATATCTCTTAGCCGTTGTTTTTCAGCTACAATTGCTGTGGTGTCTGCACCCGACTCTAACGCTCTTTGAAACGCTACATCTTGGGCTTGCAATAAAGGTGTACGCTCTGCTCTTAGGCGGTCTTTGGTAATTGCTTTGGCTTTGTCAAAGTTAATGGTAATCATTCTTGGTACTCCCATGCGTTACGGAATGTTCTATCTGAAGGAATATCGCTACCATCCACAATTTTGTATGGTTTGCCAGCAGGTACATCTTTAGCGGCAATTTGTTCAATGGTTAAACCACACTCAGGTGCAGGAGTAAGAACAACTACACCGCCATTATCATTTGGGTAAATTATTAGTTGAGTCATTTATTTTTCCTAATTAGCGAAAGATGGCAGCACAAATAACTTCTACATCAATAAAAGAACCGCTATCTGCAACCCATGAATTGCAGTAGGCAGATGAAGTATTAGCAGGGCCAACAGCCGAATCTCTGTTGCTATTACTTGCCCCGCCTACTGTTGCAGAAGCAACTCCACAATAATTTGCATCAGGCATAGCAGTCGTAAAATTAATTGTGTAAAGCCCAGTCCCTCTATCAGCAACTGTAGTTACATTTCCACTACCACGAATGGTACAAAACCCACCAGTATTAGTTGTTCCATTAAAGTTTACCCATGCACGACAGCCGTATGCTGTAGCGACTGAGCCATAGCCTGAGTTAAATTGGAGATTACCGTTATCAACAGTTACAGCGTTTGTGCCGTTGTTTTGTAGCGTAATTATTCCAGTTGTATCTGCGGTCTGTACTAAACCGCTAGATGTAGATGCGTTTAATGTGACAGCCATTATGCGACTCCTTTAGGATACTTAGCCTTGACCGCCAAGCAGTCAGCAATGTATTTATCAATCTGTGCTTGGTCACCCTTTACTACACCATCCAAGTATTCTGTGACATTTGGGTATTCTGCGGCTCTTTTAGCAATATAAGCATGAGCATCTACATAAGCCTGAACTGCGGCTTTATCGTATGCGACTTCGTTACCATCGGCATCGTAAGCAATGTCGCCTTCAATGACAACAATGTTTGGGTTAAGGTGGTGAATAGCTTTCATTAACTCAATCATCCTGCAATCTCCATTAAAGTTAATGTTGAATTTGTTGATTCATCGCCTAATTGCGTATTGCTTGAATCATTTGTATTTACCTGACATGACCCACCACCATCAGACCTATATTGTAATTTGTAGGTTACAGATGATGTTGTTGATGGAGAATCTATAAATACAATAGTTTGACCACCACCAATAACTCCAGCATTGCTAAATGGTTGATAATCCCCCCCATGAGCAATATCAGTTGAATTTCTCAAAAGTCTTATTAAAGCATTGTCGCTTTGTGGGGCATAAATACCATTTAATGAAGCAATAATTAAAATTCTACTACTAGTTGATGAAGGAGTAATTGACACAGACATCCCTGTCCAATCTGTAAATGTCATTGTTGTAAAACTTATCTGAGTAAAAGTAACAGCCTGTGCTGGAACCTGAATAACATTACCCACTTTAGGTGATGTAGTTGTAAGAATTGTTCCGCTTACGGCTGGCAAGTCCAATACAGTAGTACCAGCAACGGCTGGTTCTTGTAGCGTAACGCTTCCGCTAGTTGAGCCTAATAAGACAATAGACATATATTTTCCTTATAAAACGACCCAGCGACTACCGCTAGGAACAGTTACTACTACGCCACCATTGATTGTAATGGGTGAAACAGTCGATGCGTTCTTTCCCGTAGGAATTTGATACGAAGCCGTTACGACTTGGCTATTTTCCACAAATACTTGGTCACCGCCATTACCTGTTGCCCCACCACCAATTTGTGACCATTTTCCCACTAAATACGAGCCTACAGTTGATGCTGAACCCGATGGGGTAGTAAGCATGGTGTAAGTAAAGCTAGTGGCATCTACTACAGTAATGCTAAAAGTACCGTTATATTCAACAGGAACAGCACCGCTAACTGTAACAAATGTGCCTGTAGTCAGGTTATGTGCCGATGCGGTTGTTAAGGTAGCGGTGGTTGTAACACGAGTAATAGAACTAATTGTCTGACCGCTATAGGTTGAATAGCCTTCAAATTGCTGTAGGGTGGTGTTGTAGCGTATTGAACCTACGGAAGGGGTAGCAGAGCGTTGGGCGGTTGAGCCGTTAGGTAACTTAATTTGACCTGTGCTATTGACCGCTAAATTACCCGCCATTGTGGTATCACCAGCAACCGATAGAGTAGAACTACAGGTAACTGCACCAGTAAATGTTGGGGTACTAAATTGCCCAAAGTTAACCGCATCACCCGTTAGGGTAGCGTTTGCTAGGTTGGTTACTTTGTTGCTGTTAAGGTTTAGTGGCCCTGTCATTGGGGTTTGACCATCTGCCGCAACCGAATCGGTCATAGCAGAAGCCAAATCGTTCATGGTGTTATTAGCCCATGAGGTCGATATAACTGTTCCAGTTACTACTGGATTGCCCGCTGGAAGTGTATAAACTCCCGATCCGTTTCTACTCATTTTGATTCCTCGACTATTTCAGGTTTTTGTGCAATATAACCGCCTACTATTGAATTAACCAATGTTTGCGCTTTAGCAGACTTTGGCCCAGTTCTAGCAAGTTCTTCCAATTTAGATACAGAATCGGGGTCAACCAACATTTTAGACAGCAAAGTAGCATTTCTAGATAATTGCATATCCTCTAAGAAATTAACCACATTAGATGGTTTTAACGGGGTTGCTACTTTACTTGCCATTCCACGCTTTAATTCCTCTGAGGTCATTTGGTTAAATGCCGTTGCTGAATTAGCTGGCATACGCTGACCTTGGGCTTGCATAACATCTAAGAACCGTTCAAATCCTTGCCATGCTTGCATACCGCTAGATTCTGTTACTAATGTGCGTAGGTTGTCACGCTGTTGTTTGTTACCAGCAATGGTACTTGCAAATTTAGGGCCACCAAACTGGTTCTGTACGCCACCTACATTTTGGGTGGTTTCATTAAATATGCTTTCTAAGTTTTGGCGAGTCCACTCAGGTAATGCGTTGGGGTCTTTTCTGCGTAGCAGGTCTGCCGTGCGCTTGATGTCGGCAGGGTACAAAGATACGGGTTTTTGTGGCATCAAGACATCTGCGCCCGTAGCACCTTCTGCAATTTGACCTACTGGCCCTTGTCTTAAAGGGTTCATTTGAGTTTTTTGCGCTACCTCAAACTTTTGGCTACCTCTAGCGTAATCAGGAGAAACAGTATTTAGATAATCATCTAACTGACGGTTTGCTGTCCAAGTAATTCGTGCGGCATTCTTTTCAGCGCCCGTAACAGCATTCATTTGTTTGCTGTATTGGTCATCTAAATATTGTTTTGCGGCTATTAATGTTTTAAGCGAATTAGCTGGTTCGTTTTTAACTCCATATGTGCCTGTAGAGCGTACATACTCGACCGCATCTGAAATTTTAGGGTTTGTCATCATGCCAGCAATATCTGTGTTTGGCACTGCTTGTTTGCCAGCTTGCGTAAAGTATGGCGTTACATTACCAGTAACAGACGATTCCGCACCACGGATAACATTTTGCCCAGCTTGTTGTAGGTTAAATGGCGTAGCAGATGTAGGCGCACTGGGGCTAATTTGTGGCATTAGATTGCTAAACGCTTGAGCCTGTCCTTGTGGTCTATTAACCATAAACTGACTCATAATGCCTTGGCTTTGCGGTGCATTTTCTAAATATCTTTGTGTGCCAGCTAAAGATTTGTTACCACTTACTTGAGCAATAGCCTCTGCGCCCGTAATTGGACTACCCATGCGGATTGACTCTTTTTGCAATAAATCTGCTAAACGCAATTGTTCAGGTGTTACATTTCTTAAACCCTGATTTACAACATCGGAAGCAGTAGTTCTTAAACCACCAACAGGAACACCTGCCGCAGTCATTGCGCCACCAGTTGCTAAAAATTGAGCAACAGGGCTTTCAATGCCAATGCTGTTTAATAATTCAGAAGTTGATCCACCAACAGCACCCTGAAATGCGGTGCGACCTACTTGGCTACCTATTTCTCTACTAGCGGGCAATAATGGTTTTGTTGCTACCGCTTTAGTCATAGAGAATGGGTTTAAACCACCGCCAGCCATCAATTCTGTAGTAAACCCAGCTACCCTACCTACTGGCGATTTAAACTCAGCTTCGGGCGTAATGATGCCTTTTTCGGTTAAATAAGTACGCATAGGTGTAGCCGCCCTTGGCATTGGCATACCTTCAGTAGTTCCGTACTGATACAACCTTCTTAAATTGTCTTTGTAACCTAAAAATACATCTCCAAGACCACTAACGCCTTTAAGCATACTTTGCGTTAATTTTCTAGGAATGCTGGCATCTTTAGTTTCACCTAAAACGCTGGTGTATTGTCCTGCTTGTATGCCTTCTTCAGCTTTGGCTTCACGATATGCTTCTGCCACCGTTTCAAATTCAGGCGTACCTTTTTTGGCTTCGTTTTTTACAAGCCATTCAGCGTATTCGGTTGCGTTTGCCATATTAAGGTTTATTTGGTTTGTTTATAATTTCATCTGCTTTTTTTCTTACATCAGTTGTAGACTCTCCAAAAATACTTGGGTTTACTTCAAGCTGATAGTAAGGAACAGAATTTGGACTATCTTTAGCCAATGCGCTCATCATTGATTGGTGTTGGTCATAAGTAAATTTAGCGGAGCGTTTAGCGGCATTAGCAAGTATTCTAAGTTCGCCAGCGGTTAAAGATACATCGCCTGACATAGCCCGTTGTGCCAATGCTCCTTCGGATTCTGTAATTGCACCCTCGCCACGCATTTGTTTACGACCTTGCAAAGTAAGCTGTGCCAAACCTTGAATTGCTTGACGAGTATTAGCAACAATTTCTTCGGTTTTATTACCAGTAACGCCCAACATCTGACCAATTTGAGCCAGTTGTAATTTTTGGTTTGCACCTGCGCCTGTAAATATTTTGTTTGTATCTAAAGACTGAATAATGCGGTTTGCGGCATCTGCTTGTTGAATTGCTCCGCTAGTTGCTGTTTTAGATGCAACCAACATTGGGGCAACATCACTAAGGCTTTTATTTATCATATTGCCAAAATCATATTTACTAGCACCCGCAGAGGTTTTGCTTTCAACCAATTGTTTAGCGTATGCCGCTTCTACTGCTGTCCATGATTTAGGATCGGCTGGCAATCTACCAACAGCAATAGCGTATTTAATAACATCGGGCTGTTTACCTGCGCCTTGGTATAAAGGTTTATAAGTTCCTGCTTCCAATAAAACATCTTCAGGGCCAACCTTAATTGGGCCTTCAGTCATCTTGCTAAATGCAAAGTCACGCTGACGCTGTGTTGCTTTTGGATTGGCGTACAAGTTAGCGTATGCCGCTGGAACATTAGGTGCTACACCCGCTACAGGGGCTACTTTTCTATATTGAGATGTAAGTTCACCTTGTGGCCCAATCATGTCAGGAGTGGTCTGCATGGTTAAAGTATTGTCAGGGCCATAAATACCACCCTCAACGGCTGGCGTACCCCGTTTAATCTTTTCAAAGTCAGCAAGTGCTTCGGTTTCACCCTGACGAATAGCTTTTGCTAAATCTATTTGGGCTTGATTAGCTTTTTCAATACCTCTTTGACCCATGTAAACATTAGCTAACTGTGCTAAATTTTGCGTCAAAGATGGGGCTATGTAACGCCCGCCAACCATTTGGCTTTGGGGTTGTTGCATACCTTGTTGCATAAGCATTTCAGCCATCTTTTGCTGACGCAAAATCTGTTGCTGTTGCATCATTTGTTCAGGGGATAGAGTTCCAATATCAGCCATTTTTAATTCTCTCCTGTGGTCATTGTAGGTACTTGACCTCGACCAAATCCACCGTATACATTTTCTGCACCGTATTGCATGATTGCTGGAATAGATTTAGCGTAAACGCCCATCTTGCTTGCAAGACTTTGCTGATTGGGGTCTTGCTTACGCAATGCCATTGCTAAAGCCATTGGGTTCATTCCACCGCCTTGGCTTTGTCCTGCTTCGTTCACAAATTGGTTCTGCTGGGCTAATGCCGCCTGTTGGTTAGCTTGCTGTTGCCCAAAGTTTTGATATACAGGTTGTAGACCGCTAACATCTTGCATCGGAAGTGTTGGTAGGATGTAAGGATTCATAGTTTTCCGTAATCTACGGCTTTGTAGCCGTCATGTAAGGTTATTACAGCATTCGGATACATTGCCTCTACTTCTTGCGCCATCACGCCTGTGTGCGTTCCATGACCTGCTAGTGGGTGATCCTTAAACTCAGCTTTGTACTCATACTCGTATACAGGTAAACCATTAGGTAGCCAGCCAATTGCTTTAATATTTTCTTTGGTACGAATATCCGACATTAGTGCCGCACCGCCAAGACTAAATAAACCTTGGGTCATTGCGTTGTTTGCGGCATTTTGAGCATTGGATGCGGCTAGATTAGCGTTGTAGCCCATCTGTGTAGCACCCAAAATATCAGCACCAGCGGTGTTTGCTTGCATAGCAGGGTTTACAAAGGTTGGCCCTTGAACTTGTGCGCCTGTACGAACCGCAGATAAAGTGTTTAATGGTTCATTTCTAAGGTAAGCTTGCTCTTGTAAGGCAGACTGTCGGGCTTGCTGACCAACACCAAAACCTTGCGTTGTAGCACCTAAAAGAAGGTCATTCTCACGCTGGGCTTGGTTACGCATTGCTCGGTCATACGCCTCAGAACCTAGTTGAATACCTTGGTTTGCTAACTGCTGTTCTAATCTTTCACGCCCTTGCTGTAACTGTGGGGCAAGGCGTTGCATATAGGCTTCTTGGTAGGTCTGACTAGGATTGAACCCTGTGCTTGGTAATTTGCTTATGTCAAACGGGTTATCAAGCATATTGCTGACATAACCCAAACCTTTACCAGTAAGTTCGCCAAGTCCTAAACTAGCCTTGTTTTGGTAATCTAAAAGCTGTTGTTGGGCGGGCGCAAGGGATTGTGTAGCTTTCCACATTGGATTGCCAAACTTATCTTCCCCCGAAACTTCGTACTCAAGCGAACCATAAGGCGTGTACTGATTTACACGATTAGCCGCAATATTAGCCCGTGCCGCCTCTAAGTTACCTGCCGCTGTTTCCCTAGCCGCCCCTGCATAATCAGGTGGTGGTGGCGCACTTGCCGACTTTCCCATATCTTTCTCCTAAAAACTTACATTTGTCTTTTGACATTACAAAAAACAACAAATCTCCAGTAGGAAAAACATCAAGTAATCGTGCTTGTTCCTCAAACCCCAATTTCTTGACAAACTCTATTGACTTGTCGTTACTACTAACCACGGGGCAAACAATCTTATCTACCCCCAATTGTACAAAAGGATAATCAAAAATGGTAGATAAGTATTGCCGATTTAACCCTTTTTCAAGATATATATGGCAAGTTACCGATTTTTGATTAAAGTCCTCATACCATACTACTGATTCTATTTGATCCGTTACCCAGCCAATTGTGCTGGAATTTTCGGGTGTCCATACCATGTCTAACTTTTGAGCGATAAATGGCCCTAACAAGTCTTTATCAAAACATAGCACCTATAAGACTCCACCTTTTTCCATTACATAGTCGGTACTAGCCCAGCGCACATCAATATCTTGCGATGCAATATTAATGCTGATTCCTGCCGCATAGCCTATACCTGTCACGCCCTGCCAATTTTTAGAAATAGTATTACCACCACCCCATTCCACATCATCCCAAAGGCTAGTATCCCAAACGCCCACACTAATTAAGGCGGGGTTATAGCTGATCTGTCCTAGTGAACTTTGGGTTTCAAAATCGGTGTTTATACCGCATAGAACGGTCGGTGTGCCGTTATCTACAAATAGGATAGGGCGTACCATCGTGAAGCGTTTTAACTGCCCCCTAGCGTCAAAATAGCTATATGCTTGTTGGCAAGTAGCCTTGATATTGGTGTCGTTGTCCGATAAGCCATCATAGAACTTACCGACAAAGCCGTTACCGCCAAAGTACATATCCTCGTTATGTGACTCAAAGCAGGTAGCATTAATCCCAGTAAAGTTAGCCCATGCCTTAGTAATGTTGTGCATAACAAACTGTTGTTGTCCACCGATCACGGGGATGTTAAATATCAGCATATTGAACTTAGCAAAATACTGGATTTGCCAGCCAAACTGGGTGCTGTAAAGGTCTGCGGCTTCGCTTACAGCGTAGTAAATCTTGTCTGTAATATTAATTCGTGGGTCTAAGCGAGAGGACTGTAATGCACCTGCCAAAGGTACGATCCCGTCTTGGGTAATTAGTAACAAATCCCCGCCAAACTTAAAGAAACAGCGTCTAGTAAAGACTTGACCCAGTTGCCATACGCCAATTAGCGACCAATCGGTAGGGTCAGATGGATCAGAACCCTTATAAACAATAGCTTCCCCGTTATTAGTAATAAATACAGCGTAATCGTCTACCCCGTAACCTGCGTCTAATGTCCAAGTACCCATCGCCTGAATAAAACCACCCATACGGGCTACACCGCCAAGGTCATAAGAGGTTGCCGCACCACTAATGGAGTTAGCACCTAAATACCAAAAGCGTAACTTATTTTTTTCTACAAAATACAGGCGTTCTTTGTGTAAATTAACATGGGCTAAGTTAGCAGAATCAACACCAGTAATAAATTTAGCGACTGTGTATGACCCCAATGGGCTTGCTGGGCTAGTAGCTGGTGCTGAAAGTGCCGTGTAAGTAAAGGTTGTGCCACCTGTGACGGTAATTTTAAAAGTGCCGTTATAGGCGGCTGGGCTTGCACCCGTAATGGTGACTTGATTGCCTGTTACAAGACCGTGTGCTACGGCAGTTGTAAGCGTACAAGTCGTGCCTGATGAGGTTAGGTTGCTGATTGTTTGTGCGGTGCTGATATTAGCGTACTTAACCCAAGTCGTACCATCATAAATAAGGGCGGCATCCGTTCCATTAACTGCGGTTAGGAAGTTACCCCCTGCGGTAGACGCATTGACAAACTCCCAACGGTCGCTTCCTAGACTTGTTACGACTGATGTAGCCGTACCACCGCCTGTAACCTCATAAATAACGCTTCCAGCACTAGCAAACAGCTTTTGGGTGTTACCCCCTGCGTAGTTCATTAAGGTGTCTACTTGCCCTGATATGCCTGTAGCAAATCGGGTAAAGCCTTTTCTTAGCTGAATTTGGGATGGGGTAGGATAAAAGTTCTCCAAAACCACCGCATCGAGCGGGTTCATTTCGGCAACAGAATCCCTAGCGTTCCACCCGCCAATAGGGGATGGTACAGAAGCCGTAGTAGCTGAAAACTTCTTAGCAACAGGCATGGTTAGCTACCATATCCTGTATCGGGGATATTAGCGTAGCCAATGAGGACTTTGCTTGGGTACGGTGCAAACGATAAGGTAGCCGAACCCTTGTCGTTAGCCTTGGCAATGCTAAGATATCGCATATAGTCTTGCATTAGAGCGGTTGTATCAAACGACTTGACTTGGAAATACTTGAGTTTTGTAGCTAAGACTAATACGGTGTCATCGAATACAGTCGTATCGGTATCAACGGTAAAGCTGTTTTTGACTGCTCCAGCGGCACTTCTAGCCCAGCCTTTAGAACGGTACTCAAAACCTAAATATTCCTGTGTATTGTATGGAGGCCAAATTTGGAACTGACTGCCTAAGATACGCCAGCGAATCCGTGGGCCTGTTGAGATATATCCCGACTTTAGCCACTGCCATTGTTGAGCATCTTCAGGCCCAAGCATCTGCCAGTGTTTTGTCTTATCCCAGTGAGTATTGTCCGTAATGGTTTCAAAGTCAGGGGGTAAGTCGTATTTGGTCTGTGAGAAGGTAACAGTTCCACCTACGCTGGTAGCCGATGCAAGCTGGCTAACAGTTACGGTAGACCCTGCTACGCTTTCTACATAGGTATCTTGTGGAACATTTGTACCGACTACCGAGTAATTGTTATTTAGACCCGTGACATTACCCACATTCAATAGGTTGTAGGTATTGTTGATGGTGTCGCAGGTCGTAGTAATTGCTGTGGTGTAGAAACGGTACTCTAGTTCCAAAGCTTGCCAATCATGCTCCTTAACCAAATCAAACCCAGCACGGTTCATCAACGCTAGAACTTGTTGCACATCCTGATTGGTGTTACCTGCTACATAGGTAGGAACGGCTAAGTTTAGTTCAGCGGTGACTTGCTGGACTAACTGGAGCATGGTGTATGACATATTAGGCTTCCTCTGTGGCTACCGCTTTTTTACGGGATTTCTTTTCACCAACAGCGGCAAGTATAGCGGCCATCTGATCCTGCATTTGAGCCAGCTTCGCATCTGTTTCTGCTTTTATTTTAGCAGTTTCTAAGTCCTTTTTGGCAAGTTCTTCTTTCAAAAAATTGATTTCGCTTTCACGCTTATCGGTTTCTGCCGCATTGATAGCTAGATTTAAAAATGCCTTTGCCTTGTCACGGAACGCATAAGGTGACATTCCTGCCGCCATACCCATGCGCTGTAACTGTAGGTCAGATGCGTGTGCAATCGCTTCAACAGTGTGGAACTTCAATGCCCTTAACTCCTCGGCTTGGCTTTTTGACACAATAGGCCATTCCGATACGGGAGTGCCGACAATATCAGGTTCGTTTGCGCCCACACGATTCATGTAGTTAGCCCACTGGATCGGAAAACGGGTCTTATGGCTAGGTAGCGCATAAGTATCGATCTCGGTCAGGGTATCGCCAGCTACACAGATGTGTACAAAGTCGAACTCTTTAAATATTGGTCTGCCAGCTTCTAGGGATTCTTGTTCTTGTTGTACTGGTCGCTTGTAGAAACGAACCTGTAAACGGCTGTCTGCGTTGTTTTCATCTGAAGGTAATGCCATTTTTAATTCTCCTAAGGTATTAGGTTGTTAAAAGGAAAAAAGGGGCTACCAATTAAGGTAACCCCCCGTTTTTACTACAAAAAGCTATTAAACACTAGCCTTACTGAACCAACCATAATCGCCCGATGCCATAGAAGCACCTGACACATATGTACCAGCACCCAAGGTAACTTGGAATGTGGAAGCGTTGATTACGCAAGTAGCGGTTGATGCGGCAATTGCTACACCAGCTTGTGCGAATACATAGCGTAAGCCATTATTTGCAAAAGTCTGTAGACCGAGTGGCCCAATAGTAGGAATTGCTGTGCCAGCGGAGTTTGGGTTGGTGTAAGCAACACCATCCAAGTCTACGCCAGCGATGGGGAGAGTTGTATATGCCATAATAATTTTCCTTTTCTAATCAGTGGATTAAGTGCCTGACAAGATGCCTTGCAATGAAGCATTAGAGCAGGTAAGGTTACCAGCCCAGCCATACAGCTTCACGATTGCATCTTGGTTAATCGATTGACGCTCACCACCGATAGGAACGAAATTACGCTCTTTGTGTGGGCGGAAGAAAATGTAGTTGGTGTTCAAGAGATACATATAAAGCGGATTCTCTTGTGCGCCAATACCACCACCGAGTACAACATCGGCAGACATACCACCACCGTAGAACTTCAAGGAAGCAAAGCCAGCCGCACCTTCGTCTACACCAGCAATACGCTGGATAGCTTGTAAGGATGCAACATAGCGTTGATACAAGGTGTTACCAGCAATGATGAGGTCTACCTTATCAGTTCCACGAACAGACTTGATTGCGGCTGAAGTCATAGCGGCTTGGATCAAGGTAGAAGAATCTGCACCTGTAGAAGATTGGTTTTGCCAAAATGTCCAGTTTGCACGATTAATACCACCGTATGTACCAGTTGTGTTAGCAACAGCAACAGCGGCCGCTAAACCAGTAATGTTCTTACCACCGTTACCTGTACCGTCACCATAAATGTCACCCGAAATGCGGTTCAAAAGACGGGCTTCAGAAACTTGCATACGACCATCTAACAGGTCGATGATTGCTTCTTTAGACGAGTTTTGGAGCATCTCTAGACCACTCATGGTTACAGAGTCAGCGTACTGAGTAATGCTGAACTGTGCCGCAGAGATTGGGCTATCAGGGGTGATGTTCAATACTTCGTAACCACTGTATGAATTAACATTATTGGTCGAAGGATCGTTGTACATAATTTCCTCAAGGATTACATTACCACCTGAGAATGGGCGTACATTGCCCTTTGAGTTAAGACGCTGTAGAACTGCATTGTTCTGCGTCAAGTTGTCGGCCAATACACCGCTACGGCTTTGAATGGTAGTAGCGATAATATCGGTAATTGCACTATTAGCAAATGCCATGATATTTCCTTTATTAAGTTAAGTTAAACCCTACCGCTTTCTGCTTCGGCTATTTGAGCCATTAGCATTGAGCGTCTGTCCTTTGCATCTGTCTTAGACACCTGACCGCTAGGAGTAACGGACTTCGGACTAACAGCAGTTGCTTTAGCTTTTGCTACTTGCTGTGCCTTAGATGCTTGGGTACTTGCTGACTTCAGGAGTCGATCCTGATCCAGTTTGTACGCTTCATCGTTTATGCGCACTGCTTTGGCATAAGCCGTTTCAAGGTCTTGGGCTATACCTCGCTCAAGTAATTGAGCCATATCTTCCCTTACCATGTCAAAGTGCGGAAACCGCTCCTTGTTACTGCTTACCCGTTCAATTTCTGTCATCAAACGAGCATTTTCTTCTTGCTCCCGAATCGCTGACAATTGTTGCACCTGCTGTTGTGTTGCTTGTAGCTGTTGCATTAACTGCTGTTGATACGGGTCTACATACGCCTGTTCAGGCATTTGTAAGCTATCTGAATTTAATTGTATTCCATAATCTTGTGCAAGTCTATTAAACGCTTGTAGCTTCTGTTCGTAAGTTCCGTTAGCCAGCGTGTAGTGCGCCCGACCTAGACTCTGTATCCAAGCTACTGGGTGAATGCCGTGCTTTTGTAGTTCAGGAACGAATGGGCCAATCGCTTCGGTTAACTGTCTAGCGTTGTCGGCTTCGGCTTTATAGGCAGATACGCCCTTCTTGTACTCGGCTTCACGCTGGTTAGCGTATTCAGCAAACTTAACGAAATCCTCTTTGTTAAGCTGTTCGCCCTTTTCCATCTTGTTCCAAATTTCTACATACTCTTTTTTCCATGTAGTTGGGCGTTTTACTTCTTCAGCCACAGCAGGAACTTGTCCCACGCTGTCAGGTTCTGCAACGATATCGGTTTCGCTATCGACTTCTGCGCTGGCTTCCTTGGCTTTGAAGCGACCTTTTTCGTCACGGTCAGGACTTTCTTCGCTACTTTCTTCACTGCTCTCGGCTTCGATTGGATCGTCATTTACTTCAATCTCCTTTTCTTCAGGTGCTTCAAGTGTGCCTTCTTCGGCTTGCTCTAGTGCGGCTTCCAGTAACTCTCTGCGGTCATCTGACATGGTTTTCCCTATCTATAGTTAAGTTTTGAATACGCTATTTCAGCAATCTGCCGTTTACGGGCTTCTTGGTCTTTACGGCTAAATTCATGGGTTTTTTGCTGTGTAGGCACATCATTGCCGATTTCGACACAGTTATTGCGCTTTAGGTTCTCACGGTGCTTAGAACGGCTAGATACCCATGTGCCGTCTGCCATGCTTATGTGACCCTCTATGTCAGGTATCACCGTTGGGGCTTCCTTGGGTGTCATCTCCAGCTTTGCTTGCCATGCGCTGTCAGCTTCTTCGCCCTCAAAGGGTAGATTCCAATAGGCTAGGTACTTTTCACGGTCATCAAACTTGCTTTGGTCATATTCTTCGTGATCGACCTTGCAATGCGGGCATTTAACGGTGACTTTGACTAAAGCCATTACATTCTCCTTATGATGTCAGGTAATTGGTCGTATTCTTCGGGTCTAAGTAGGCAAACGCTGTCGTACCAGCGGGCATTCTTCCACCGCCAGCAGACAAACTCCTCTTTAGGTAGCAAAACCACGCACTTTAAGCCCAATGCGCCAGCTAAATGCGCTGTTCCTGTGTCTACGGTCACAATTCCCTTCATCGCCTTCATATGCGAGGCGGTTTGCACCCAGTTTTTCTTCCATCCATCGTCAGGCAGGGGGTGAAATAGCCCATCGGAGTTAGGATTTAGGCTATAAGCGTCATCACCGACCAGTTCTGCCATGTGTCGGTAGTCAATTGACTTGATGTAGTACAGGGTTTGCTTGCTTGCTTCCCAATTTACCCCGATCTTGGGCGGGATATTGCTAGGCAGGGCGTGTAAATAGCCTTCTGAACCCACAATCTTCTTACGGGTCACGGGGAACATAGCCTTGACTAGCGGGTGGGATAACGAAATATAGTACGGGAGCGACATCGAGCCTATCCAGTAGTCTGATTGGGTTGCCGCACCCTCTGTTAAGTCATTACTAAACACATCTACGCTGTGTAATTGACCTAAAAGGTGGTGAAGTGTGCCTTCCTGTAAGACTACGACCTGCTTTGCGCCTAACGCTTTTAGGGCAGGTAGGAATCGGGCAAACATTAGGATGTCACCAAACCCTTGCTCCATCTGTACGGTGATAGATTTATTGATTAATGGTTCACCTCTCCATACGGGCATCTTGAGCGCAGGTGCGTAAGGCTGGGCTTGCTTGGCAATAATTTGAGGATGCCAGCGGTATTCAAATAACCTAAAACCTGACTCGTATCTGCCAGCGTGTAGGTGTTCGTAAGCTAATTTATATTGTGCGTCTGCACTTACAGAAGTAGTAATAATGCCGCCTCATCGTCAAGTTCCTCTTGGCGTTTGGCTTCCATTACTCGCAATTGCTCTTGAATGAGATATTGCTGGTGTCTGTAAGCTACTGCCTCAAGGATGTTATCCCGTTGTCTTTCAAGGTAGCTTATAGACCGCTGTAAATCTAGTGTATCGTCTGACGGTATATCAGCCTTAACCTCTTGTTTGGATTGTACTTTAGCTTTCTTAACTTTTGCAACAGGCGTTGGATCAATTTGTTCCTTAAACGCTTGCTTGCGTTCTGCTTTAGCGTCTTTGGTTGCTTGATCTAGTTTGCGCTGTCTTTCCGCTATCTTTGCGGATAGCTTGCGTAAGCGTTTTAAATCATCCTCAGTCCATGTCGCATCATCGCCACCAGCTTTTGTATCTGTGGGTGTAGGCGGTATATAGATTTGGAACGCATTTACTTGAAACGCATTAGCTTGGAAAGCGGTAGCAAAACTCACAGAACTACCCAGCGTGACCCACTCGATACAGTCACAGTCTGACCGCTTGCTACCGTCATTGGCCCAGCACTCATAGCACTTGACCCACTTGGAATCGTATAGCTTGCCGATACAGTGTTGCTGTTTACGACTATGCCGTTAGTGGCGTTTAAGACTGTTCCATTTACTGTATTTGGTGCAGTTCCACCAATAGCAGGGGGGCTAGATAAATCTAATGTACCGCCAAGCGTTAAGTTGCCTGAAGATGTAACCGTACCGCTAAGACTAATACCTGATACCGTACCTGTACCGCCTACGCTAGTAACTGTGCCTGATCCCTTGCTATTAAAGGTAGTCCAATCTGTACTTGTAAGGTATCCGTTTACGCTACCAGTTGCGGCAGGCATAGCAATTGTTGGAGTTGTTCCACCTGTGCTAGTAATAGGGCTTGTTGCACTTACAGAATTAACATAAGTTCCAGCAGGTTGTTTACCGTTAAAAGTATTCCAATCTGTGCTTGATAAATAGCCGTCTGTGCTTGTTGTTGCTTGGCTAATGCTGATAGCTGGGGTATTCCCACCACTAGAAGCAATAGGTGCAGTTCCGCTTACAGAAGTTACTGTACCTGTTGTTGGAGTTGTCCAAGTAGGTGTTGCACCTGTACCTGCGGATGTAAGAACTTGACCTGCCGTGCCTTGGCTACCATCAAATGATGCTGTGCCTGTAAGTTCTAGGTTTACCGTATGCAATGTTCTGCCAAAAAAGCCATCACGCCAGTTTCTACCGTTTGTTCCTATGTCTTTTGCATTATTAGCATTTGGCTCTAAATCAGAAATAATCCTAGCCCTTACATCCAATGTATCTGCATTAGAAAACCCCAATGTAGAATTATTGTTTACAGTAAGGCTTTCAGCAGTCAGGGCATTTACGCCTGTTACGCTACCTGTATCGTCAACAATGACTAAACTGTTTTGAATCAATTTGCCAGTAGTCAAGTCGTAACGAGCAATAGCGTTATCGGTTGCGGAAGCAGGGCCAACAACATCACCGCCCAAAGATGGGCTAGTGTTGGTAATAGTAAAGTTAGGATAAGTGCCACTTGTGCTGATTCCTGTACCAGCGTTTAAAACAACGGTTTGGTCGGGGGCTGAGTTAGTAATTACACCTGTACCTGAAACATAACTAATGCCAGTTCCAGCACTTACAGAAGCCCTAGCCCGTGCATCCGTGTAGTAAAGGTTTGTACCTTCAGCAATATTGGTCGTGGTTAATACGACTGCGCCTGTCTGCCCGTTGACCGAGGTTACCGTTTCGGTGTTATCAACCTTCTGCCAAACAGTTCCGTTATATACCGCCCAATCGCCCACAAGCCAATCAGTAATCCCATCAAGGTTAGTATTACCAGCAACGCTGACAACATAGTAATAACCTTTAGTACCAGTAGAGGAAGTAAGAGTAGGGGTGTTAGTGCTTGCATTCCAAGTTCCTTGATAGCTAAGTGCGCCTAAGACTGCGGCAGGAAGTTCAGAAACAGGTACTTTACCGCCAGCATCTAGGGTAGCAACACCGTTAGCCGATCCAGCATTCCTAGTCGATGCCGTGCCTAGTCCCGTAATGTCTGTATTGGGAATAGTCGAGGATGCAGTCAGGGCAGTAGTTCCTGCGCCCTTGACATAGCCTGTCAGGGTTGTTGCCCCTGTACCGCCATTGGCTACGCCTAGCGTACCTGTGACATTGGATGCAGGGATAGTCACCCCGCTAATTGTTCCACCCGTAATGGCTACCGCATTGGCATTTTGCTCTGCCATCGTGCCAAGCCCAGTAAGGGTATGGTCAGCATTCCAATCGGATGGCTGTACTAGGGTTGAATCCCCAGCGTCAGGTATTGCTGAAGTCTTACTATGCTTAACTGTTATAGGCATTATTGAACTCCAATAATCTTACCGTCTTGTCCTCTAACCACAGTCTTAGGCTGGCTAAGTTTGTCTAGCAATGTAGCCAACATCTGCGCTAATTGCTGGTTGCTCATCTGCATACTCTCGATTGCGGGTTGTAGTGGGTGGTTTTTCATATCGGAATATCCTAATTGGTCTTGCAAAATGTTAGCCATTTGTACATTGTCAGCGTAAGCCGCCTCGCCCGTGTCTAGTCCTGCCGTAATACGGGTGGTTTCTATCTTAGCCGCATTGTTGAGGTAGGCAAGTAACAGTTCCTTGTTATTGCTGGAATCCATCTTGGTCTGCTCCAAGTCCATCTCCATCTGCATCTGCTGACGGTTACGCTCATCCTCAAGCTGGAACTTAAGCTGGTTCTCTTGGGCTTGGTACTCCTGTTTAGCCTTCTCCAGTTCAATCTGACCCTGAATCTTAGCCTGTTCAATCTGCTGTTGCATCTGCATCTTCTGTGCTTCTGCTTGCATCTTGGCTTGCTCGATCTGCATCTGCATTTCCATCTTCTGTTGTTCAGGGCTAGGTGGCTTGGGTTGTCCTTCTGCCATCTTCGCTTGCTCACGGAACTTGTCAGCGGTTTCGTCAATCATGCCCTCTAAGCCTTTACCAGCCTTAAATGCGGTGACACCAAACTTCAGCATCTCGACCAACATAGGGGTAAGTTCAGGTGTCATTTGTGCCGCTGGTACTGCTTGCGATAAGAACCCACTCATAGCGGATAGGAACTCTAGACGGTCAGCCTTTTCCTGCTGTTCGTCTTGGAATATCATCGAGTCGCTGGTCACCTCAACACGGAAGTTCTTAGCGGATTCGTTACGCAATAAGGCTAAAGCTTGTGGGATTAATTGCTGATCCTGTGGGCTTAGTTGCATTGCACCACTGATCTTAACGATGGTGTCATCGGTAAAGTGGTTGCAGATAATCTGCGCCTTGATGCTCAAGAGTTCTGTAGCAAAGTCTACGACAGCGTGTTGCATGGTCTTTAATCGACCTGCCGCATTGTTAGACTTGATAATCTGTGCGCCAAGGGTTTCATTGGGGTCTGTCTGTCCACGCTGAATATCAGCGATACCCATAATCTCGTAGATTTGACCCTTAACCTGATCCATTGCCTGATACGACATCTGCAAGGCACTAGCTATTGGGGCAATATCCACAAGGTTAATAGCCCCCATCATTCCACCCTTCTCACTGAAGGCGGCATAGTTCTTAACAGGAATCAGGGTATTGTTCTCACCCTCGGAGAACAAGCGGGCAAGACTTGGTTCGGATGCGTCATAGACACCCCGTACTTTCAGGGCGTTAATGAAGCCATCTATGCGGTCAGCCAGCGTGTCTAACTGCTTGGCTTGGTCTTGGTATAGAACAAAGTCAGGAATCGGCTCTAGCTTGTCTGTAGTCAGTGTGGCATACAGTGGTTTAGGGCAAGGCCAAAAGTTCTCAAGCTTTAGCGGGTCAGGGCGTGTATCAAGTATCTTACCTAGTGACTTAGAAATCCAAAGCACCTCGCCCGATGTCTTATCCCAAATCTCATAGATAACGGCTTCGGATGCGCCTTCACCCATCTTTTCGTTGAAAGTTTTAGAAGTTTCAGGTTTTGTGTCTAGGGGTATCTTGTTACCCAGTTCCTCACCAAAACGCTCGACCAAGGCAGGGCGTTCCATGTAGACCTTACGCCATACAGCGGTTACCTCTTGCCATGTGCGGGCAATTGTGTGACCGAAGTCACGCCAATAAACATAGTCGCATGGCGCACATTCGTATTCAATGCGCTCTTGATCCTCACGGTAGATACCACCTTCGGTTTCAGCTTCGTCTGTATCCTCAGTTACTTGTAGCCCATCTTCGGGGATGCCAGCCTCTTTACCAGCAATGTGTGGTTCGTAGCGTACCCATGATGTACCACGCCCACCAAGCAAACGGTCTAAGACCGACTGACTCATGGCAGACTTGTAGTCACCGTAATGGGTAATCTCATAGTCCAATGCCCGTTCAAGCATCATCGATGCCACCCGTGCTACTGGGTCATTATCTCTGA